TTCCAGTTGACTTAAAAATGGCTGTTATGGATCTAGTCACCTACTACCGCAAAAACGACTCAGCTGTTCATGCGCAAAGGTCTGCCAACCCTAATTCAATGCAGGTTGAATATATTTCTAGTAGCACTTTCCCTGCACATATTCAGCGTATACTAGATCTCTACACTGCGGACTTTACATGAGCGCTTCAGAGCTTAGTGATACTCTTAAAAGACATATATTTGACTTATTTAAATCAGATAAGATTAATGTACAAAACTTTGAAAATGCTAGCAGAGCTACCGTTTTTACTAAGTACAAAGATTCCAAAGCTCTACGTTCAGCATATAACTCAGCAAAATCTGGTCAAACATCTATAGTATCAGTAGATTCTACTAGACTACTATTTAATCAAATTATTGCTGCTGCTAAAAAAGAAAGTATGGAAGATGCAGCAAAAGAAATATTAAATGCACCCGGACTTATTGAAGGTTTTATTGCAAAGTTAAAGGTAGATTTTGCTAGTAGTATAGAAAACGTAGGACTGTCACAAAATGACTTAGCAATACGTATTAGAAATATACCAATAAAAACAGTACGTGATGAGTTTATATTTTATTTAGAGACTAATAGCCAAATAAATCCTGCTTTGCTTAATATTATAGCTTCTGAAATACAAACCGGCCACTTGGCAGGGGTATTTACATATAAAATTGTTTTAGCTCTTGGTGCAAATATCTCTATAGGTGCAACATATAGAGATATTACTATCTCTTTTAAAGATAAAGAAGTTACTGAGGCCAATCGAGGTTATACTAATCTAATAACGCAAATGACAAAACTTCTGCTAGATGCAGACTATGTAACTAGCGGTTTAACTAATAGATTAGATATTTTTACTACCGCTACTAAAGAAACATTTGATCCTATTAGTAATAATTTTACTTCCGTATTGCAGTTTACAGGCGATAACGGGGATGCTGGTATAGCAGTATTGGAAGCAGGCGAGAAATTAAATAAATTAATTTCAATATACTCCAATAAGAATCAATTGAGCAATGCTGATTTAGACAGACATTTTACTGATTTAATTAAATCAATGCAACCTGTAGTTGATTTGATTATTGAAAAAGCTAAATCAGTAACCGATATGCCAACTGCTACTGATTTAAAAGGAGATATCCTTAAAGATACAGCTAGTTTTAAAAATGTAATCGATATTTTAGTAAAATCTAAGGGTTCTGCTTCTATGTATGAAGCCCCTGTTCTGCATATACTAAGTATACTTAGAACAGGTTTAGACCCAAAAGCTGAAAAAACAGTAGTAAAAGCAAGTAAGAAAATAGTAGGTAAAGACTCAGATGGTAAACAAATAAGCAAAGTTATAAAAGGGGCTATTACTCAACTTGATAAAGCTAAAAAGCTTATAAAAAAGCAACAGCAGCAAATTAGAATTAAAAATACAGCTGCAAAAACTACCAACTTAGTCAACCTGCAAAACATAATCAATCAAGGATTGGCCAAACAGATTCAGAGTAACATGGGTACAGGTAGCGCCACAAAAGTACTTAACTACCGTACTGGTCGTTTAGCAGAGTCGGCCAAGGTGGAGACCATGTCAGAGTCTCGTCAAGGTATGATTACTGCTTTTTACTCCTACATGCGTAATCCTTATCAATATGCCTTCGGTGAAGGCGGTAGCCAAGAATTTCCCACATCCCGAAACCCTAAGTTGTTGATTGCACAATCAATTAGACAATTAGCAGGCACACAAGTTGCAAACAGAATGAGAGCTGTGTTAGTATGACTAAGCGTACTTCGATTACAAAAGCTTTAGTAGAAAAGCTAAAGACAAACCTAAATGGTACAACCTATACTAGCAATATCTTCAATAATGCTTACCCTAAAATCAAGTTTTGGGATGAGGTTGAAGATTTTCCTTGTATTTATGCAACACCAGGCTCAGAAGCCCGAGAATATATGCCCGGTGATTTCACTTGGGGGTTCTTAGGAATTAGTATGAAACTATACTGCCATGGCGAGTTTGCTCAAGAACAGCTAGAACAGTTGTTACAGG